GAGTATTACAGCGATCAAACACAAGTTCATTTACACTAAGGGTTTTATATTCATCAGGCATAAACCATTCTGACTGTAACGCACCGTCAAAGTCTTTTTGATCTACATCTATTGGAATATACTGTTTAAGCTCGGGGAGGTATTGTTCACGCATTGCTGCGTTAAACTGGTCTATGTCATCACTCGGATCACATAATACAACGTGACACTTGTCAACATGACCACTATAGATCATGTCAACTAAGTCTTTGTTTGTAAATCGCGGAATACCGAGAGAGTCTGTTTTCATAAGCATACACTTATTTTAACTTACATTTATTAAATTGTCAAGTGGATTATCGCCATTTTCTGCATTTTCTTTTGCTCTTTGTGCAGCAATAATTCTTCTTGTAAATGATTCTTCTTTGTATTGTTCAAGTAGAGTAGCAATCTGTGATTGTACATCAGGGTTTGATGATTGAAAATACTTGCGGCCTAACTCAGCTATCTTGTTTTCAAGATCTGAATCAGACAGGCCGCCCATATTTGCTAGTGGATGAAACATATTATGCCTGAAGCATAAACTGACCAATATAGTCAATGTAAATGTCAAGACCGTTGTCAGACCATACATCGAGTACATGTGGCTGACTAGTATCAGATACAACAAAGTTACCATCGCCGTTTAGTCCTGCCGCTATGTTATTGACGTACAGGTTTCCGTTGCCACCTGTTTCAAAGTTAACGATATGACTTCCGCCATTGCCTTTTAGTATTAGCCTTGTTGACGCATACTTTTGCCCACCAGTTGGAAAGTTAGTAAACGTCATTGTAAGTCCACTAGTAATAGTAAACTTTTGTACTACGCCGTCGTTCCATTGAACTTGTACATCACTAACAAGATCTGCTGGTTGATAAATTGCTCCAGACACAGCAATTAAGTTTGCATCTTCAATATTATTACCATTAAAATCGTTAGCGCCGTCTTTACGTGCCACTGCTGTAAGCAAGTCTGTTAGTTCTGTTTTAGCTGTTTCAAGCCCTGTTTTAATTTGCGAGAAGTTATCACGGAAGCCTTGACTATCATTATCCTGTCCTGGTACCGGAAACTCTTCGTCGATTCCTGTATATGTTATTGCACTATCTGCCATGTTGTTTTCTCCTACGTTTTATTTATCTTGGTTAAACGTTGTATCTGTAATTTGCGAACAACAAGTATTGCGGCTCGCTTGTAATGTCAGTACTATCAATTATATATCTATCTATGTCTAGATTAAACTTTGAAAAGTCAAACCCGGTTGCATTAATAGCACTTTTAATTGTCTTACTTGTCCCTGGCTTACAATAGCATAACACTATTGAACTAGTATACCCTAGTTCGTTGACACTTCCAGGTTGTGAACTTCTCATCCATAATGGAATAAAGTTTCTGTCAGACTCTCCTGTGTTTCTAATATTATCTCGCATATTAGAAAGATTACTAATGTATTTTACATTGTCATTTGACTGTGATGTATTAAGTATAGTAGTATCTGCTTTGATACTATTTTCATATTCCGGACGCAATGTCATTGTAGGTCCTAGACCTTTGAGAATTTTAAGTAGTTTGTCTTCAGTTCTTCCGTCTATTTCTAATCCGGTTCCCCAATCTAGTTTAATACTTCCGTCTTCTTTGGTAATTATTTCAAAGTCTTCGCCTAATGTAACTGTTACATTTTTAGATCTAGTTTGTACACTAAATGAAGGTTTTTCAGGCCAATCGTAATACATGTCTGACGGTGTGTATGATACAGTGTCTACAGTTAATTTTTTATTCGACCCTATTGTAATTGTTTTATTAGTTCTGCCTGTTGCTGGATTTGCAGGGTCTACAACTTCTAAGTATATTACTTCATATACAACATTATTAGTTCCGGGTTCGTTTGCAACGGCCGTCTTTAATTCTCCAATTCGATATTGTTTTCTTTTGTGATTAGTTGCAATTGCACTTACAAATGTATCTAGTCTATTTGTTTCAATGCCGTAGTATACAGGAACTTTAACTTCAGTTTGAATACCAAAGTTTGGATCTTGAGGTCGATATATATTTTCTGGTATAAAGATTTCAGGATCTGAAATAAATGCGCTATACTCTTGTCTAATGTTTTCTTTAAAGAAAGGTTTTAGATAAAGATTACTGTAGCGTGTAGTTTCTGGATCTCTTACACGTATTTGGAATTCACGCTTTGTTATTGTGTATTTGTACTGATCTTCAGCATTTACTGTAAATTTATATACTCTGTCAAACGTTGTTTCTGCACCGTCGGTAGTAAATGCGTCACGATCAAATACTGTTAATCCTGATCTTATGTATGCAAATTCTATCCACAATGCACTATCGTCGTTAAATACACCTGAACTAGCACTTAGGTGATCACTGTTGGTTGAATATAACTGGTTATTATTTTTTACTACATCGCCTGCTTTGTAGTTTCTACCGCCTCTCCAAATACTACGGTAAAAGTTTTGCCCAAATGCATTTACTTTGCCAACAATTTCTCCGTCATAACTTAACTGTAATCCCGGCGGCAATCTTCCACTATTTAAACTATATAATAGTCTTGCATTAGGAACATCTGTTGTTGCTTCAACTTTTAATACGCTTATAACATTTGAATTTATAGTTCCTAAGTTACTAGTAGTAACCCAAGTTGTGTTTGAATTAAACTCGCCTAATAATCGTAATGTAAATGTTTTTCTTGAACTTACGTTTTCATCAACCTGATCAGGTGTGTAACGTGTAGCTCTAATAGTAAATTTATATTCTTTTGATACAGCACCTTGATACGGAACTCTGCCAGCAATTTCACCACTGGATAAATCTAATTTCATCCCTGGTGGCAATGCACTTACACTTGCGTCATCATTAGCAGCAACAAGACTATAACTAACAAATCCAACCTGAGTGTTTGTATCAATAATATCCAACGGAATAGTAACATAGTTGTTTGCACGTTTAACACCTAAGTCTCCTGGTGTAACCCATATAGGTGTTCTAAGGTTTGTGTTGTCTGCTGTAAATGTTCCTGTACCAACTTGTAATATAGTGTTGTCCGCTCTAAAGAAATCGTCACCAACAACAAAGATTCTAAATGTACGTCTTGATATTGTATCGCCGTCACTTACATTAACTGTAAATTGATAATATCTATTTAATTTCTTAGGAGGTTTCTCACTATAACTAAAGTCCCATGTTGTAGTATCATAATAGAAACTATCAAAACCATTTGAACTTTTAATACCAAAGTCATATCCGCCATTAATTATATCGTACGGTGCTGTGTCATATGTTCCATAACTATACAATAAACCTTTTTCTATTGCTAGGATAGGATCAACAATGCCAATAATACGACCATCTGCTGTTAGTTCTGTACCTGGCGGTAATTCACCATCCCCATCACCTATGAAGTATTCTAATGTCTGTCCTGTTGGAGTGTCTTCGTCAGTTGCTAATAGTTGAAATTCAATTGGTGAGCTATCTAGTATATAAAATGTATTATTATTACCTACTGGAAGTAGTCCTGGATCTGTAACCCAGTCCGGAGCATCTTCACCAACTACTGATATTTTAAATGTTCTATCGTTTATAGTTTTATCAAGTATAGCTCGTAGTACAAATCTATATTCTATTTTTCTTGCTACTTCGTACGGTGTTCCTACTATGTTGTTACCTGCAATCCGTGTACCAGGTGGCAACGAACCACTGATTAGACTAACAGTTGATCTGTTAAGTACCGGTAATGGCACAGTTATGGTAACATTTTCTTCTAAGTTAGCAAGTAATGTTCCTGAAGGTTGACTCCATAGATTCGCCATATTTTATTCCTTATTATACAATAAAGCCTAGATCTACAGTATCACCAGTGTCCGGTGTTACACCACCAAAGTCAAGGTCTACTGTAGCTAAGATAAACTCTAAAGCATTATTGTAAGTATTTCGAATGCTACCAAAATCAAACCCACTTAGATATGGACCAAATTCTCTAACATCGTACCCATATACTAGACCTTCAATATAAGCATTAACCGTTGTAGCTGTTATTGTGCCTGCGCCTATAATATTATTATTGTTTGCACTTAGTGTCCCACTAAGTGATGGTGTTAAATCTCTTGCAACAACTCCAGTAGTATCAAGGTCGACAATCAACTGTTGTCCGTTAACTCTTGTACCGATGCCTTCTCCGCCATGCACACTCATAGTCTGCCCTGGCGCTACAGTTATTGTTCCACTATCACTTACAACAATTAAAGAATCTAATGCATCATCTGCATTAACTGTAATAGTATTTTCAGTTGATGTTAGTGTAACATTATTTCCTGCATTAAGTCGTTTGAAGCCGTGTATACTATCATCTTTGCCTGTGTATAAACTTTCGCCTATACTACCATTGTTTTGTATAACCGTTTCTTCTATAATTCTTAAATCTAGTTCTTCAAAGTTGTCATTTATTTTTGTAAATGCTTCACGAAGATCATCGCCGGTGCCGTCGTTTGCAATTGTTCCTGTATTGATATATCCTATTGCCATTTGTGTCTCCGTTATAATGCCGCAATTGCTGACTGGAATGCAGCATAGTCAGCTGCTCCAGCAACTAATGTTTTTAAGTTTGTAATACTTATATGATCCTGTACAACAACATTACCTGATGATGATGTTAATGTTAAATCATTTGTCGCTCCAATACCAATAGTGCTTGTTGCACTTAATGATATTGTAGTAGCATTTGGTATGTTTATAGGCCCAGCTGGCGAAAGTGTAATACCGCTTAGTGCTGTAAGAGTTAGTGTTGATGTGCTTTCTACATTACCAATGAACTTAGTAGTTGCTACAATTGTTCCTGCATTTACACTATTAGTAACAGCGTCGACCATAATTGAACTATCATCGCCAACTACATTACCTCTAAAGTCTCCATAGTGAATACCGTCATTGGATACTAACACAGAAGAGTTATCTGGTGCAAAAAGCTGTCCTGAAACGTTACCTCTAAATAGTGCATCTTCTTCAAACGTATTGCCCGAGAACAGCACTTGTTTAATACCATCTGAACTGTATACGTCACCAATATGTGTTCCTGTATGATCTCCAATAATGTTACCGGTAATGTCGCCGGTTATATCTAAGTTTACAAGTGCACCACTTTTTGTAACGCCGTCTATAAGTTTTGTGCCGCCATCTGTACTAAACACGCTACCTTCTAAGTCACCAGTGTTGTTTACATCAATTGTTAATGTTCCACCGGCTATTTCTGCTCTTGATATAAGTTGTGCTGAGTCTGTCAAGTCAGTCCAAGAACCACCTGTAGCAACAGCCGCAAGTCCGCTTACTTGTGAAGAGCTTATAGTAACTTGTGCATTAGTAACAAAGTTTGTATCGTTTATTAATTGGCTTAAATTAGATGCAATAACTGGTTTGCCAGTTATATCTGCCCATGCTGCTACAATTGCCGAAGGCTTATTAGTTAAACTATTATAGTTGCCGTCAAATAGTGTAGGAAGATTTGATAAGTCAGTGTAGCTGTTTGTTTTTGCTACTTCACCTATAGGCGTTCCTGCAATATTTAAGTTGACTGTATTAACTGTATTAGCCACCACTGCGCCTGATGCATTAATATTAATAGCATCATTAATACTACTACTAGACATATTAAGATTATCACCGGAAGGTAACTCTTTAATCTTATTTGCTACTGTATCAAATACTAACGGTATTCTGTTTGCCATGTTTCGTTTCCTATTTTATATATTTATCGTGATTGTTACTTACCGACTAATACCTCAACAACACCTTTACCGTCGTCTACCTTGTCTTTGACTGCTTTACCAATCATTGTACCAATACTTGGATTGTTGTCTACCATAGCATAGCCTGGGACGTTACTAGAAACTAACATATCACCTTTAGCAACCTTGCCAATTACTTTACATGGCACACGCCCTGTTAGTGCAACAGCAACTACATGCTCACCTTCTAAGTGCGAGTTCATTAAGTGCGCTGGATTAGTTGAAACAATACCTGCTACTCTATGATCCTTCATAGTAACTGTAGCTGTTACTTCTGCTGTTCCGCCTAGTGCAATAACTGTACCTGCTTCGTACTCGCCATCAGCTAAGTAGTTTTCTGCTAAGTCAGCATATCTTGCTGTAGTAGCTGTACCGCTGAATGTCGTAGCGTACACAGTACTCCAAGTAGACGATCCGCTACCTAAGTTTCTTGTTCCAGTTGGAATAATGTTAGTATCAACACTACCATTCATTGATATAGTATCTGCACTTGCATTACCTAAATCAACATTGCCTGTAAATGATGCTGTTGTACCACTTACGCCAGCACTGAATGTTCCTGTTGTACCAGTTACAGCACCACTAAATGATCCTGTTGTGCCACTTACAGCACTACTGAATGTTCCTGTTGTACCACTTACAGTACCACCTGAATAACTACCAGCTACTAATGATCCAGTAACTACTACTCCGGTGTCTTGTGCTCTAAGTCTTTCGCTTCCGCCAGTAACTAATAGTATTCTATCAGCTGCTGAATTAGTAAATCCACCTCCAGCGCCTATACCAATACCTGTACTGCCTGATCCGCCTTCTCCTGGTGCTTCAATAAACGGAGCATATATCCAGTTAGTTGAAAACATTGGATTATTGTTAAAGCTACTACCAGCTTGGAAATCACTTTGTGTTACGTTAGTTGCGCCTTGGTCAATATTACCTGGTATTTCTACTGTAGGATTAGTTGTGCCTGCTGCTGTTAATATTGTACCACCTTGTACTGTACTAAGTGTTAGCGTATTACCTGAATCTGATAGTACAACGTTACTAGCTGAACCACCAACAGCAAATGTGTTAGCTTGTAGTCCGCCTGTTGGCGACCTTCTGGCAATACTATCGTTTGCTGCACCACTACTAATTTGTGTTGTAGCATATACACCTTCTTGAAGTTGCACCATTGCTTTACCACTAATATTAGAACTGGAGCTTGTAATTTCTGTAGGTGTTCCTACAGATGCAGTATTACTATCTACTATACCTGACGACGCATTAAATGCAGCTGCTGTTGTTGTACCTTGTCTAACAACATTTACAACATATACTTTCTTCTCAGAAACAACAGCACCTTGTACAGTACCTACAACAATAACACCAGCACCTTGATTTTGTACTAGTGTCTCACCATTGTCTAAACTTACGTTTGTACCAAATGTAAGTGCTTGTCCTGTAATCACAGTGTTTTCGCTGTTAACAAAATCAGTATCTTGTAATCCAAACCCTTGATCAATTACTCTTTCAAATGGCACTGATTCAACATCGCCTGTAAGAGCACTATAACGTCCTAATAAGTTTTCACTTGCAATTGTCTCCAGTTTGTTATAACCTAATGCTCTATCTTTTAGACCAATATAACCACTTTCGTCAATGTTAGATATTGTAGCACCTAGTGCTGTTTTTGAACCTTCTACTCCGCCAACAAACGATGCTTTCTGTAGGATAGTCGAACCGTCAACTGTAAATGCATCTGATGTTCTAATTACAAATATAGTTCCATTAGAAATGCTATTTACAACAGTACCAATTTTAGATCCTTGGTATATATAATCTCCTGCAACAACAGTTATACCTAAGTTTACAGTTACTTCTATTTCATGTGATAAGTTGTCATCATCAAACGATGATAGTCCTCTGTTTCCTTGGCCAACTGCATCATTACTACCAAATAGTCCTGAACTTGTTGAACGTGGTTTAGCACGCTCTAGTAATAGTTTAGATTGTTGTATGCTTGCAGTACTACTAATATCAGCATTTATAATCGATCCGTTTGCAATTTCAAAATTAACTTCTGCAATAGGTCCTACTAGTGCATCATCAAATATATTTTTAGTTCTTGTAACAGTGTAATTAATTACACTAGATGATGCTTCTCTTGCATGGCCAACTTCATCAAATGGTCCTCTAAGCATTGCTGCACTAACAGTTGATTTTGCTACAACACCTTTGATTAGATTGTCTGTTAGTAAGAAGTCTCCACTTACACCTTGTAGTTCGTAGAACACAATCCAGATATTAGTTCCAGGTTCGTTTTCGCCTACAATAGCATCTGTAGTTTGTATTAGATCTACAATTTTTGCAGACTTTGTACCACTTGGATCTGTTATTAAATCATCAACTTGAAAAGTTTGACTACCACCTGAGTCACTAGGTACTTCAATTAATACTTTCTTGATACCTGTGTATACAACTAAGTCACCAGTTTCTGATCTATTAACTGAAGTATTTCTTAGCGAATCATAGCTATCAAATTCAAGTACTCTAGCATCTACATATGCTTTAGTTGATGCATCAGTTCCGCTTACTGGAGTTGCAACGTTTTGTATTTTGTTGTTACCTAAGCGCAAATCATTATTCATTTCTGCACTACCTGATAATGGTAAGTACCCTGGAGTAATTGCACCTGCGACTACGTTATCGTTTTTATCTCTGCCTAAGCGTTTGTTGATGTAATTAACTACAGCAAATTCTGTAGGTACAGCACCTTCTGATTCATCTGCCATATTATCATCAATTGAGAACTCGTCAATTTCAACACCTTTCTTAAATCCTAAGCCGTTGGCATTAGTAATTGTAAGCTCGCCGGAGAAACTAATTGAACCCTGTGCTTGGTCAACGTTGAAATACTTACCTACACGGAAGAATCCATATTGGTCAGTTGCCATCCAAAACACACGCCCTTTACGTCTTTCCCAAACTTGTGCTTTTTCAGCAAGTGGAGCATCTGAGTAAAATGCTGCCAATGAGTTAACTGGTTGACCTAATAGTACATTTGGATAGTTACTGTCGTTAAATCCACCTGAACCAATTTGTGTAAAGTCATGTGATGTAGCTCTACATAATGATATCGCTACAGTAATTTCAGCTGTAGATAATGCAGGTAGTGCAGCTACTAGCTGTGTTGCTGTGCTTGGCAATGCTTGTGCGATACCAGTACCACCTGTTGTAATATCCGCAAAGGCTGCTGATTCAATTGTAAGTATACCAGCACCTTGGTCTGTTGCAAGACCTGTTGTTCCTGCATTTGAAGCTGATGTCGGACGTATAATATCATCTACAGCATATACAACTGCACTAGTACCTGCTACAGCATTCCAATCAGTGTTACCAACGACTGTAATTTTATATCTTCTACCGTCTGTACTAAAGTCTTCTGGATCTATTGCTGTTGTATCTAATGCAAAGTTTGATATTTGGTGAGTACGACCTGCCCATGTAAATATTAATCCACCTGCGTATCCTGCATCGCCTGGCTGTTTGCCTGCAATGTCTCTAGTTAAACGTGCTATGTCTAGATCAATAAGTTTTGTAGATTCTCCAACTGTTGTTCTAATAGCAAGAGTTGTGTCACCAACACTGTTACCATTACCTGTAATATTGTCTGGATCAGTTGGTATTTCAATAATATCATATGTTTGGTCAAACGTAGCAATAATACTATCATTGTCTACTGGTGTACCAAAGTTATCTGCACTTGCAAATGCAATTGAACGATATGTTACATCATCACTTTCGTCAAAGTTAATAGCAGTACTTGGTCTTGTTTTAATATTCTGTTGATCTCTAAGACCATCAAACTGGTGTACACTACCATATCTGTATTCGATGAATGTACCGTCTACTACAGTTTCTTTAAGTTTGTTAAAGTATTGTCCGTCAGTGCCTTCTGCTGTACCTTGTATCTGTAAACGATAAACAGTGTTATCATATACACCATCTGTTTTAGTTACTGTAGTATCAATCGAAACAGCACTAACTTTATAGCCTAGTGTTCCTGCACTTCCTGGATGATGTACAACAAACTCTGACCCTGGAAATGGTACAGATTTTAAATCATATACAAATATACTACTAGCATCAAGAATGTTAGTGTTAGATCCGCCACTTGCAAACGTTACAGTCTTAGCAGGGTTTGTCATATTATATTCATATGTAACTTGATCTGGAATTTCGTTTGGATCAGCGCCTTCTGCAACTAAACCAAAGTTACCATAACCATTTGAACCTGTTGTTGATCTAATCTCTGAACCGTTCTTAGCATAGTATGCAGCTTGACAGTAGTATGTAAACATACTAACCATCTCAGAGAACGCACCGTTGTTTGTTACAAGTGCATAACCTAAGTCGTTGATTTGTGTAAAGTCGTTTCCTAGTATACTTCTGTTACCAGCTGTTTGTAAGTATACAGTTCTTGCTATTTGTCCTGGATTTTCTTCGAACTGTGTTTCGTCATAACCAGCGCCGCTGTTTGAGTTTTTATCAAGATACAGTTTACACCAACCGTTGCTACTATCATAATCTGATATAGCATTAACTTGGAAACGCCTACCTTCAACGTAGAACGGACATGGTAATTCTGGTTCTCTATTAAATAGTCCTTGTCCTTCTTCAGAACGTACCCATATTTCATAGTTGTTTACTTTACCTGATATAAATGAGCCGTCACCTTCTGGGTCAATTGTTGCCGGAACATACGCAGGTAAGTTACCAACATATGCATCAACAAACATACCGCCAGCAAAGTGTTTCTTATTAACACTCTTTGAGAAACTTGAACCAACTTGGATGTATGGTGATTTAGTAAGGATTTGGCCTTCAGGGTCAAGCACTGCCATAAAGCCGCCGTGGCCTTGAACAGTCATGTTTTGAATTCTAGTAGCATCGTTCATTAAGAACACGTCTAGCTCGTCATTTCGTTTTGGCGGATTATATCTACGATCAAATGCAAACACAATTTTATTAATTAAGTTAGTAACAATTGTAGTAGTTTGTGCTTCGCCTGCACCGTATCTAAAGTCTGGTGCGACATAACTTGCATCACTTACTGTTTGTTCAAGTTGTGCAGGATCATATGCACCTTGTATCAATCTTCCTGTAATTGTAGCAATATACTTAATTGCATTTTTAGTTGCGGTCTCCTGTCCACCAAAGCCACCTAAACTTGTTTTTGCAACGTAGCTATCATAGTACTGACCTTGTGTTTCTGTACTAAACTCATCGCCGCCACGTAATAAGTCTTTGATTAATCCGTCTACAATTAATCCAACGTCTCTACGACATTTTTCTCTTCGGTAATTTAGACTAGCATTAGTATCCATTACAGTAATAGCACTAGTGTTAATTGTTGGTGTTGCACCATCTATTTCATTTTTAGCATCTGTTAGTGTTACAACTTCGTTAATAAGGTTTGGTAACGTACTAACTGTTAGTGCAAGAAGGTTGTTATTTTCAAGTTGTGTTCTTATAATAGTAATATAAGTTGTAAGATTGTTAACTTCTGCACTTGTTGCATCAGCACCAGTACCAACAACAACTTCTGCATTTCCTGTTGTAGGAGTTACAGAATTACCTAATAGGATATCACTTGCTACACTAATTAATCTAGTAAGTGTGTCAATTGTTTCTTGTCTAGTGGTTAGTTCTAAGCGAAGAATTCCGTCAACAAATAAGTTTTTAGCAAATTCTCTAGTACCAAAGTTTCCACCGTAAAGTACGTCATAACTAACACCATCAACTAGCTCTTTAAAATCTCTAATTCTAATTGCATTATTAAAATACTTTCTAGGTGCAATTGATTGTAGATATGCTAATCCTTCAGCTGCTAGGAAGTCTCTATTGTTTTGTAATCTTGTTACAGCGGCCGCAGCATTTGCTGTTAATGGAGATACAGGAGTAGGTAGTGTTAGTGCATCAACAGCAATATCAGTATCTACAGTACCGTTGTTAATAATGTCAATAATTTCATTTATAGCATTAGTTGCTCTTGTAGTAGCATCTGCTGAACTAACAACAGCCGGCAATCCTGTAATGATTCCCCTTGCTTCGGTTAGACCTAATACCCATAATGTTTGTAATGCTGGATCTAAGTATATGCTACTTGAACGTTGGAAACGTTGTCCAAAGTATCTTGCATTAAAATTAGTACCAAGCACAACATCGTATGTAATACCTGTTATAAGTGCAAATAAATCCTGACCAAATTGTGTTTTATCATAAAGTATGTCTGCTGTATTGTTGTCAATGTAACTAATTACTTCTTCAGTAATAAACAGTTTGTTTTCTTTAAGTATAGCAGCTGTCGCTAAGTATTGCCCAGTATTAGTTACACTAATACCAACGTTTTCTTCCTTTTCAGGGTTAGATAGATAGTGATAGCCAAAGTACCCTTGCCACTCACCTATTTGGTTATAAAAACGTGACCCAGCTGATGCTGTTTCAATGCCGTCAAATTCTTTATCACGATAAATGTATGTTTTTGCCCACTTAGATTGTGATACTCTGCGCTTCGGACGCACAATTACACGTCTAAACTCGTCACCTCTAACAGTAACGTTTGGAGCAATCTTAATTGGATAGTCTTCTTCGTACTGTCCTGTTTCTACCATAATACCAATTTGCTTCTGGTACACAAAGTTACCAAACTCTAGTCCTTCGCCTTCAATGAAGTCAATTGCTTTTAATAGATGTATTTTTATTAGATCATAGTTTCCGCCACTACCATCCGTTTGTGTTATGGTTTCTACAATGCGTCCTTGCGCACCAGATATTTTACCAAAGATAACTTTGCCTGGTCTAATATCTAAGAACTGATCTAAGTTTGTTAGTGATCCGTTGTTAATTTTTAAGTTATACGAACGTCCTTGTATAGTACGAGATCCTTTATCTATACCGTCTGATATAATTTCAACAATTAAGTCAAATCTGTTTCTAACTTCTTGCCTTTCAAGAGTACCTGTTGGAAGTGCAATTGCGTCAGCAAATTGTGTATCGTCTGTTTGGAAAACTTGACCTACAATACCACTACTTGAGTATGCTGTAAATGCAAGACTGTTAACTGGTATTTCTAATGCTTCGTCTGTAAAGATTTCAAACTGTGTAGTTGATGTAGGTTTTACGTAATAGAATGTATCATTAACTTCTGTCATTCCAACAATGTCAGACATCTTAACAATGTTTTTATTTTCAAATCCGTGTGCTAGTGATGTTGTAACTTTACAAATTAAATCTTGACTAACACCGCTAATTGCAACTTGTTTGTAAGGACGACTTAATAATACATAATCAGACAAGTAATCACGTAGTGTTTGAATATGATCTACTGTTTGTGTTAATTGTCGTGTAATTGCTATTCTAGAACTTGCACTAGCGTAGTAACGCTCACCTGCAATGCGTGTTAGACTGTTTGCTGTTGCTAATACAGAACTTTGACTTCTATTAATGTCAAATGCTATAGCATCAAGCATTAAACCTGTATCTCTTTCACAAAGATCAGCATCGTATTCAAACGTAGGATACTTAAATTTTAAGTATGCTGTAAGTTCTTTAATTAAGAATGCTCTGTTTTTCCAAATAAGTGTACGTACTTGATTAAATAGTGCGCCGTTAATTTCTGCGTCAACAACTTCAGCAAATTCAGTACCACCATCTCTAGTGATAGTCTGCATATACGGGCCTGGCTCAATTGTAGAAGCCTTCATCATTTCTTCTGCACGTTCTGCTGCAGCATTAATTGAACGATAAGCGTAACTAGGCGATGTACCTTCTTTACCTGCAGGAACTCCACGCATTGTGTCATCACCTGATGTAGATACATAGATGTTAGTTGGTGAACTGTAAGAAGTATTGTCTACATAAAATTTAGTAGCTGCTTGTAAATCTTCTGGGCTAGTAGTTAGTCCAGATAGTTCTCCTGGACTGTCACTAAGTATTAGCGGCCCTTCCATTGTGTCGCCTTGGCGTCTTACAATACTCTTTCTTGGTATTGCTTGATTGTCTAACCAAAGGCCTGATAAGTTTGTATCGTATGCTGCATCAGTAAATTTATGAATGTCGTCTGCAGCAATAGTATGTGTGATGTATGCTTTATCAGTATTTTGTAAAGCGCCTTCTTTTGTTCTGTGTACACTAAGCTCGTCAGCATTTACAAATCTTATAAAGTAAGTGTCTTCACTTACTAGTCCTGTAGGATCTGTATCCTCTGCTTTGAATATAAATGGTGTTCCGTCAACTGTTTTTGTATATCCGTGACTTGGAAGCACAATATTACCATCAGCATAACTTTGTATAGTAATAATATAATCAGTATCTTCAATTGATGCTGGCTCATCTCCAATACGTAATGGTCTATCGCCTGCTACGTATCTAGAGTCAGCATACCCTTTTGTAATTACAAGATCGTCTACAGTAATATCTGAACGTTCTGGAGAGAAGTTGTGTTTACCATTCCACTCGTTAACAGCATCTTGATCAATTCCTACGCCGGCAATTCCGTATCCTTGAGCATTTAGTCCGCCACCTAGTGCTGGGCTATCATCATTTGCAACACTTCTGAACGCTGTTTTAAGAATGATGTTTTCACCATCACGTTCAATAGTAATACTATCTGTTGCGGCGTCACCTGCGGCAACATCACTACCAAGATTAAATAACCCTACTTGTGGCCCATCTGCTGTTGGTACTGTGTATAGGATCTTATCGCCTACTAACGCATTTGGTGTGTCACCTAGTGTAGTAAAGCTAATGTTACCTCCAACACCAAAGGCTGCGTACAGCTCTTGGAAGTTTTCGTTTACTTTGCGGAATGACTCACGAATGCTATTGCCCGTACCGTCATTACCCTCTACACCAATATCAATATCTTGTTTTGCCATTTATAAATGCTCCGATTATCCTATAATTTGTGGAATGCTATCCATATCAAAGTTCACGCTAATACCACAACCACAACTTGATTGTGCGTTTGGATTCTGTATATTAAACATTGAACCCATAATATCTTTCTTGTAATCTATCACAGTGCCTACAAGAAACATTAAACTATGTGGTGCAATAACTAATTTGCCAGTACCAGCGTTAAGAACTTCACTCTCATCTTCAACCTCTTCAACTGAAAGTAATCCCCATTCGTATTCAAACCCTGCACATCCGCCGCCTTTAATGTTCAAAGATACTCCAAACTTGCTATTTTCCTCGCAAAGTAAGTCGATCTGCTGTTTAGCAGCTTCAGTTAGTGTACAAATATTCATGAATTTACCTTTCTTATCAGTATTTATCGTTTGTTTTTATAATCTTTATGTAAATACTTATATGTTCATTAACCATTATACACTAAAGAAGACTCATATACGATCTAGTAAGACCGGCAAGGAACATACCTATAAGCGCGAATCAACTATTTGTGTATTTAGATGTGATAATTGTGATGCAGAGTTTGAACGTGCTAGAGGTAGTATGGATCCAAAGCGTTTGAGCAATAACTACTTTCACGTATGTAAGACCTGTGATAGTAAGGTTTTTGCTCAAAAGAAAGGCGTAGAAAAGAAGCAGGTTTGGAATATGACTGCTTCTAGTACTACGCCTATTGGTAAGTTATAGTCACATTTAGTATAATGTGTATATTTGATCGTTAAATAAGTGTTGCATAATAGGAGAATAATATGATTACATGGATAAAGAAAATTTTAGGTGTTGGCCCATCTGTGCCTGCAGCTACTAAAATAGTTAATAAAGCAATTGAAAAAACAGTTACAAAAAATGGTGTAGGACATGCACCTAAGAACCCAAAGAAAAAACCAGTACCTAAAGTTGATTTTAATTCAATGAAGAAAAATGAACTACTTGCTTATGCTAAGAAGAATGGCATTAAAGCTAACGCAAGTATGAACAAAGCTGCATTAGTTAAGGCCTTGAAATAATATTCTTTAACTGTTCAACAGATGCATCTAAGCGAGTTAGCTTTCTCTCTAATGTAGTGATAGCAACTCGCTGTTTTCTTGACTGATCTTCTAAACTAGTTACATACTGAAGTGATGGTACTTCTTGTTGTACTCCGTCTTCACCAAGCATAGTAAACCGATCAACACCTTGTGCTTTTAGTCCACCTGTAACTCTGTTAGGATTCTTATTAGTAGACGGCTGCGTGTTCTTGGACGCTTGCCCGTACATTTTGTTCAAATAGCTCATAGTGTTCTAACTCCTCTTTGTATTTATATAGGTCAATACTTGCAAGATTCTTACACTTGCTTTCGCACATAATATCTGTGTAAGGTAAGAAACTTAGTGCCCAGTCATTTACAAGCTGATTAGGATACCAATCACTGTGTCCACGTAGCTTACCTTTTTTGTAGCCTGCTTCTAATAGTGCCGGCATATCAGGTAATGTATCGTGTGCATAGCCTTCGGGCAATTCTTGTGTTCTACTATAACTGTAATGTATTGCAGGACGCACACCACGCCAGCTATCAACTATGCGTTTAAATCTATCGTCGGTGGGCTGTATGTATTCTCCTTCGCGGCACCAGTGATGGTGTATGTCGAGGACAAGTGCGAGGTCGTCTGCAAGCTCGAGGCTGTCTGCAATGCCCCACTTGTTTTCGTCGTTCTCGATTGTAATACAGTTTCTCGCTTCTTGCGATAACCGCTTGAGGGCGGCTTTGATGCCTGCTGGACCTTCGCGGCCTGATATGTGTACATTGCACTTAAAGTCTTGGAATTGTCTGCCGTAACCCATATAGCGGATGACATCGGTGTGATATTCAAATTCTTCTATGCTCCTATTAACAATATCTGGATTATCTGACGCAAGCACAGTAAACTGACCAGGATGCATACTAAGCCGAACATCCAAGGAACGAGCAAGTGTACCGACCCTAGCAAGGTGCGTTGCACAGTAATTACGTACATCAGGTAGCTGCCAAAAATAAGCCCAGGTAGGATGGGTATAAACAGGAAGAACATCGCTGCCCAGTCGTACCATTCTAAGTTCATTTGGTAGTCCTCCTACATATTCAATCAAGTTGTAATACGATTGAATGTTGTGTTCCATGATATCCCACAGTCGTTGCTCTGCAATTTCAGTAGTCTGGCGGTCAAGCCACTGTACTGTTGTACTACGAGTATTTAGCGGGCGCTGAATTTCTTCAAGCACTTTCTTCTTCTGTGTTTGATCTGGGTGCATGTATTTGCATGCAAAGCCTATGCGTTGTATTACCATTTTCTATATTGTCCGTCTAGTTCGTGTGTGCCTGAATTGTGAATTGCCCATGCTATACAGTTGTACCATGCATAGTGTGGATTCTGCCTTAGTTGCTTGTACCATTGTTTATATAGTATAACACGTTTCTTAATGCGTGTCAACATTTAATACTGTACTCCGTTTATAATATCATCTAATGCTTTTATTGTTACGACATGATGTAGATTCTCGCCATATGTTTCGCAGTAATCTTTGCCTGCTTTGTCGGCAAGTGCTTTACTACTATATACTCCACGAAATTCTTGCTGATATGTATCTGTTGCGATACGATTTTTGTTGTAGGTGTGTACAATGTAAATGTTAGTGGTTGTGTTCATGTTCATTTCCAATTGTCGAGTTCGTATTCAAAGTTCTGACAATCTATATGTTTGTTTAAAAACTTTGCACCGTTCTTTAGATGAAAATTCTTTGCCATTTCTGTTAACGGACTAAGTGTAACAAATCGTTCTACGTCTGTGTTTGTCTTCTTGATGTGGTTTGCTACTTCAAATACAATTTCTCTTCCAGCCCCACGATCGTAACTCCATACAGTATAAAAGTTTGCAATCTTTGTTCCTGCATGTTCTATATCACTTTCGCATGTAGGAATTTCGTCTGTATAAGCTACACAGATGACCGCTCGTAGCTCTTCGAAGCTTTCGTCAGTGTATAGTCCGTACACTTGTCGACCTTGCTGTGTACGCCATCCTGCGCTAATGTGCGGACGAACAGGATCGTCTTCAACGATATCACTAACAATAGTTGAGTTTAATTCTAATAACATAATGGTTCCTTTACTTCCAATTATTAACTACCCACGGATCCAAACAATTTTCTGGATTAGGATCTCCATGGAATACACATATACAACATTCATTTGGTGGCGTAACATGTTCAATTGTTCTTAATTGCCGTTTGCCTCTCGGCGTGCCTTGTTTAAATGTTTTATCTTTTCTAATTTCCCACTTCCAACTGAGTATCCAATTGTCAGGGAATAATTTTGCTTTTGTATTAGTTCGCGATGCTACATCATATAACCAATCTTGATCACCGTGCCATCGACGCTGTATGTTCTTTTGATCTTTTGCAAAGTCTTCCCAAAAGTGTGCCAAGTATCCTGCTCTAAAACGTACAACAGAACTGTTATACTTTTGCCAACTAGGGCGCATCTTTCTAGTAAAGTCACGTATTGTACACCAGCTATCAACTTCGTACAAAAACAAGTGATCAATATTTTTTGCAATTACAACATCTAAATCCATATACAATACGTTGCCAACTAATCCTAGATTATTTGAAAACATATACGGCTTACACCACCAGCCTTGTAAGTAGTCAGGTAGTGATATAGTTTTTATATTAGAATTAATGCCAGTAGTGTCGTCAGTAAGACATACAAATGTAAAATCTATTGTACAGTGCCGTTTGGCCATACTATACAATCTATTAACATATTCAGAACTATATTTTGTGCCATGCTTTAAGCACAAAATATAATTAGTATCTACACTTTTCTGCGGTATATTTTGAACATCTTCTACACTTTTCTGCGCTTGTTCTAAGGCTTTGCGTGTTTTGCGTTCTTCTTTTGTTTCACCGTCAACATATTTCTTGACCAAACTATGCCTCGTATATCGCTGAGTTTGCTCCATGTTCTGCACATTCTACACGTACACAATAACAACGATTATCTGTTGCTTCACGTATAAGGTTATCTGCAAAGTTAAATGCGTGTTCAGCAAACTTCTCTGCACCCACACCTTCAAATACTCTAATCTCTGCTAATCCTAAGTTTTGTAGCATCAGCATAGTTTCCATTTCTGGATCTTCTGAGTCTACAGCTACTTTATGATCGAAGTGATCTTCTAGCCATGCTTTAAGCGGTTTTAGTCCACCAAAGTCTACAGCCCAATTTTTATTGTCTAGTTCTGTGCATCCAAATGTAAATGTAAATGCTAAACTGTAGCCATGTAGTAAGTGACAGTGT